CTGATGTTGCATCTTTAGATACAAATCCTTGCGCTTTTAATTTTGATAATCTGATCTCGTTTTGTCTTTTTCTTTCACCAACTAAAGTATTGGATACTTGTACTAATTGACCACTATTATTAAATGTTTGATTATCATATTTGGTATCACTACTAGCAATGATATCAAAGATTACATAATGTCCGTCACCTAAATTACTTGTTTCTTGTGGATAATATAATTGTCCATAAGTAAATGGATTATTTTGAGGTTCCATATGAGCCACAGGACTCTTTGATAAATCTAAAGGTGATTTATTTGCTATTTTAGCCGCAAGTTTTTCTGGTTGTCCAGCTTTAGCGACTAGACCATTAAAAATGTTACTGGCACCACCAGTTAAATTTGATACGTTGTTTCTTAATATATTTGCTACTTTACTTGTAAAAGCCATCTAAATATCCTTGTAATGATAATATTTATAACGAAATGAAGAAGTCATATAAAGGTTTATTTCGACCATCAAATCCAAGAAAGTATGTGGGTGATGTCACTAAAATAGTATACCGATCACACCTTGAAAAGAAATTTATGCTTAAATTGGATAGAGATCCAGCCATTACTGCATGGGCTAGTGAAGAATTATCAATAAGATATTTCAATCCAATCGATAAAAAATATCATTCTTATTATCCGGATTTTATTGTTAAAACTATTAATAATAAAAAGTTTCTTATTGAGATAAAACCATCTCGTCAATGTAAGCCACCTAAAACACCTAAAAAGAAAACAAAAGCATTTATGCGTGAGAGTTTTGAGTATATTAAAAATCAAGCTAAATGGAAAGCAGCACAATCTTATTGTGAAGATAATGGTGCAGAGTTTAAACTTATTACAGAAAAAGATTTAGGTCCGTATTAAGTTGACGCTGTGTTATACCACGCATCTTTATTTGATACTCCCGATATACCACTAGATAAAGAATTTGATGTTCTATTTACTACAGTTTGTGGTGAATTAACAGCTGTAAATGTTCCTCCACCAGCCATCATATCAGTCATAGGTTTTAATTGATCAGGTTTTATTACAGGCATTGTTTTTTTAAAATCAGATATATTTAATTTATTTGTAGTATCATTCATTGGTAATATATTAGGTGATGAATATGCATCATCACTTGTAAATAAATTTTTCTTACTCATATCAGTTGTCATACTTTGTTTTTGTGGAGTAAAGTTATCATCAGGTAAAAATGTTTCACCTTGAATATCACCTGCTGATCCAGGTTCTGCTTTATTCATTTTTGTATCGTTACCTTCTTTATCTTTTTGCATACCAAATAATTTACCTAACCAACTATCAGCAATATAGTTTTTGAGTTTTCTTAATACAGTAATAATACCTAATATTGCAACGACAACTAAAGCGCCAATTGCAATAAATGGTAAAAATGCTATGACAGAGGACATTAGCCCTACCATAAACTTTTTCAATCCTCCTAATAATCCTGTTAGAAGTGGTTTAAATAATTTTAAAGGCTTTAGTAAACCTCCAAATGTAACTGCTAAATCTTTTATGACATTAATAGGAGCCATTAATCCTTCAACAAACTGTTGACCTACTTCAGCAATAGGCGTAGGTACATAATCCTCTACTAAATTACCAGCGCCTTCTCTAGCACGTTGAAAGAAACCAGGTTGTTCTTGTGATTTTTCACCCAATACTTCTATTTCTTCTTGTCTTTTACTTTGTAATTCTTTTATATATTGCGTTCTATTTTCTATATCTTCTCTAGTTTTCTTTACAGTATTGGTTTGAAGTTTATTACTTTCTTGTAATAGCTTTCTCTCTTTCTCTAATTGCTTTTCTTCTCTTTGTATGTCTTTCTCTAGTGTTCTTAAATTTTCTTGTCGTAACTCAATTTCTTTTTTAGATAATATTTTTATGTCGCCTGATTTTTCTATCATTGCAACAATATTTTTCTCTCTTAAAGATTGTATCTTTTCTTCTGATTTGATTAATTTTTCCTCTCTATTTTGTTGAAAGTCTGCAAGTTCTTTACTATAATCTTTTAATTTAATACCTAATTGTTGCACTATTTTGTCTAATTTATCTAATGCAAGATTAAATGTTCTAACTGAACCACTTTTCAAATCATTTAATACATCATCTACCATATCAGGTACACTAGGAATTACAGCTTTCGCAGCAGATTCCATAGAAACTTTTGCACTTTTAAATACAGCTGTTGCTATTTCTTTTACAATTTCTTGTATCTGACCTTTATCTTCTGTGGTATTGTATGCAGGTAATGCCATATTATCCTATGTTTTTTTTCATTGGAACTGATTCTGATTTTTGCATTTTAGGTCCTGTTCCAGTATATAATCCAAACCATGCTGCACCAGCACCTACAACAACAGAAACTAATCCTGCTTGTGCGTTATTTGGATCAGGTAATGCCATAAACCAAATTGTTACTTTATATAATAGATATATGTACGTACATATAAAAACTCTTGGAAATATTCTCCACGCATCTATTGCTTTTGCTAAATCAACTAGACCTTGATACTTATTTGGTCCTTTTGCAACCGTATCAACTTCTAATTCTAATTGAACAGTTTTCTTAATTGTATCTTCCATTACTTGTTGGCCTCCCGCCTTTTCTTTTCGTTTTCTTCTTTAATATAATTTACTATCATTGATACATATATCTCTTTTTCCCAAGGTATCAAATTATCTAATTCAGTCAATGAATATTTATGATGTTGCATTAGTGCAAAATTTGTTTCATAATATGCCTCTAGGCTGGTGTGGGAGAGGCTTATGAAAAAAAATCTTGCAACCCCCTAAGGGTCACTACACTTTTCACTTTTGTTTTAGGATTTTCAACCTCAATTTCGTGTCTTAATTGTGGCATTGTATCAAAAAAGTTTTTTATTTTTTTAAATATCTCTTGTGATAATGATTCAATAAAATCTCTAAGTTCTTGTTTCGTACTATCTTTCGCAGGATATATTTTATCTCCCTCAAAAATATGATCAATACAAGATACAATAACATCAAATACTGCATCTATATCTTTATTGTCCATATCAAAGCCAGCCTGACTTGTTTCTAACGAAGGATAGTTTAATACAATTCCTAGATTTCTTTTATCATCTACAACTACTTTATTTGTGTGTTCATCATCAACAATAACATTTACTTTAGATAAATCAAGTTCTACACTTGTCATTGTTTCTTTATCATCAGGACACAATATTCTAAACTTAGCTATCTCTCCTACCGATTTTGAACGTACTTGAAGTAAAATATACTCAATGTCAAACATAGGTAATTTTTCAATATCTAATTTTTCAAATGTACATGCATTTAATATATTTTTTGTAGCTGTTATAATTTCTTTATTATCTTTAGATTCCATAGCCATCATTAATATTTTTTCTTCTTTAACTAAAAATGGTCTATATTGAATCTTAACGTCTTGTGATGGTAATGTCAACTCATATCGTGGTACATCTACACTTGGTAACGTCATAATATCTCCTTATTAATTTTTATATATTTAGTGGAGGTATTTTAAATGGTGGGAAAACTCTTCCTCCTGTTATTCTTCCAATCGGTGCTCGTCTTCTCAACTCATTTAATACATCTCTTCCTGCTCTTCTTATTTCTGGTGGAAGTTTACTAATTAGTCCTCCAAATACACCACCAGCTCTTTTGACAGATGGTTGTTTAAAATCAGATTCTCCTAATTGAATTCCTCCAGCTCTATCTATAAAGTAATTAACCCAATATCTAAAATCAAATGTTACTGTAAATGTTTGAACATCATTTGACGTATGTGCAAATGATACCTCACTTATTGTTTTTGGGTAACACTCATATAATCTAACACCATAAGTTATGTCATCTCTTTCTTGCCTACTAGCATAATTACCTAAAGCAAATATATCAATTGGTGCAACATAATCATCATAGAAATTCATATTGTGTGTGGTATTACTAAATGCTGCCTTTTGCCACAATTCAAAAAAAGTTCTTTCTCTCATAAATTTATCTGTATAAAATGTAGCTGTTATAGGAGCTGATGTGTAATCATAAACAAATTTTCTCACAGGTCCATTATGTTTAATTTCTTTTGTGACTGCTGATCTTTCCGGCATAGCAATTTCATTACAAAATGCTTGAACACGTCTTTTTGTGTTATCATACATCATTGATCTTAATTGTGTATTGGATGAAAATCCTTGTAATTCATCTTGTCCAGAATTATCTACTGTGTCAAAATCTCCAAGTGGTGTTGCAGCAGACACACCATTTGGTAAACCAAACTCTACATAGTATCTTGCTTTTCTTTGAAAGCCTTCTGCTTCATTAATCATCGCTTGAAATCTACCTAATGTAGTTTCAGGATTACCACCAGCTTTCTGTCTTAATCTAGAATCATTTTCTACGTTATCTAAGGACCTATCTCTAGGTAACCCAATACGTATATCAAATCCACCAATTCTTTTTCCACCGCGCAAGATAGCCATTAGTATGGACTTCCTTTCCTAAATTGTTGTACTGGCAACATAACCGCCAATGCTGCTTCATCAAAATCAACTCTTAAAAAACTTGATCTTACGTGACCAAATAGATATTTTTTAATTGTTGTTTTAGCAATACCTATATTTTTTACTCCATCATAAGTTGCGTCTATTCTGGTACTTTTACTCATTCCACCAGAAGCAAATCTTTGTAATCTATCTAACAAACTAATTCTTTGTAATGGTCTTAAATAGTGAAAGTTCATTCCCATAAAACCACCAGGAATTGTTTGTAAAGGCAATACCAATGGAAATCTATCATAATATGGTAGTACCTGTTTATATTTAGGGTCATAGAAGAACATATTTAATCTTCCTCTACTAGGAATACCATTTAATTTGCCAGAGTTCATTAGTTTTCTAGCAGTTATTCTATCGCCTAAATCGGCAACAGTTTTTCTATACCAGTCAGCACTCTTACGAATACCGCCTTGTTTGTCTTTTAGTGGGTCTAATATTGAAATAGCCATTTCGCTAATATTTATAATAAAAAAGGCGCCCTTTCAGGCGCCCTTTCAAAGTTTTGAAGCGAGAGAGAATTACTCCTCTTCTGCTAATTTACTAAAGTAAGACAACGTATCGTCATCATCACTAGCATCGGGAGCGACTTCATTACTTTTCACTCTACCGTTTGATTGAGGTGGGAGGTCTACTTTATCAGCGGTAGTTGTGCTTCTTACACCCGTAATTGTCCTATTCAGTTTCTCTTTGAGTTCGTCATAGGTTTTAAAATTACTAGGGTCTAGGAAAGGTTTTAGAGCGTGTTGTTGTTTCCATATCGCTTTGATTTTTTCATCATCTTCAGCAACTGGTGACACAGCCTCAAACTCGGATTTATCATAGTTCCAATAACCATCAACTTTTCTAATCTTCAATTTGAAGTTAGCGCCTTTCCAAAAGTCAAAAGGATTGACTGGTTTCTCATCTTCAAACGCCGGTTGCATAGCTTCTGTAATCTTATCAAATATCTTTTTACCAAATTTGAATAAGAACACCTTACCTTCGTTCTCTGGATGCTTTGGATCTGATTGTACTAATATGTTTGCATAGTAAGATAATTTTCTTTTTCTCTTTCTAGCAATCTCTTTATCACTATCTAATCCTGTATTCCATAATCTTGTATTTTCTTCTGACACAGGGTCTTTCTGACCAAGTGTTGTTAAAGAGTTTTCAATATACCAACCACCAACATCTTGGAATGCGTGTGACCATACTCTTTGCCAAGGTAAATCTTCACCTTCTACTGCAGGTAAAAATCTAATGACAGCATAACCATTACCAGTTTTATCTAACTCTGGTTTCCAAAATCTGTCGTCTTGGTATTTTGATTTGTTTTGTTCTTTGTTCTCGGAACCGAGATTTGCCTCGATGGCTTTTGTAAGTTTGTCAAAGTTACTTGACGATTGTTTTAACGCTTCGAAATCCATATTTTATCTCCTTTGTATTTTCGTATTCGTTGTATTTGTGTTACCTGTATTATTCGGTATCATTTTTATTTATACGACTTTTCCACTTGTTATAACCATTTAACCAATCTTTTTGATTTGTAGTTTTAATTCTACTTTGGATTGATTCACAAATAGAAACTATCTTATCGCATAATCTGTATATAAATTTATCAAACATAATATTACTATATGTACCTGGTGGGATTTATTGGTTTACCCACAAGCTTTCTGGAAGCGTCCAATCTAATAGTTAGATGGTCCATACTTACAACTAAATTGAGTGTCTTCAGGCATTCGCCCATAACCCTCTCAACCCATGCTTTACACCCGCTTAAGCGTTGTTCAGCCACAAGGCCAATCAAAGTTCGAATCTTTAATTGTTTTAACATATGCTATAATATATCATACTTTACTAAATTTGTCAAGTGTATTTTGAAATGAAATATACTTTAAATTCTTAATAGAAGTCCACTCACTAATCGTTGAACTGACTGGTGTTTTACCACTATCACCATTTGGATTGACTTTATAAAATTGTACTTTAGGGTTCTCTGTCATTAATGTTTTCCAT